CTCTTTCCCTACACGACGCTCTTCCGATCTCCAAAGCCGAAGAAATCTTTCAAGATGTCCTCGATGAGATTAGGACAAACGTGTCCGTGGGATATCAGATTGACGAATTGGTGCTTGAAGAAGAAAAGAAGGGAGATTTGAGCACCTATCGGGCGACCAGATGGGAACCCTATGAAATCTCGCTTGTCTCCGTGCCAGCCGATATCAATGTTGGCGTGGGTCGTGGAGATGACGGGAAAGAAGTGGAGATCAAAATTTTAGTACCACCAGAAATAAAAATAGTTCAAAAGGAGGAAAGAAAAATGGAAAAATGCGAAAAATGTGGAGCCGATCTTGTCAATGGGTTATGCGAAAAGTGTAACGATGGCAAGGATAAGAAAGCAATCCCCAAAACAGAAGTTCGATTCAATTCCGTCGAGATGGAAGTCAGGCGGAAAAAGGGGATCGAGAACCTTTGCAAGATGAACAGACTCGACGATCGTTATCGGGACATGTGGATCGGGCAGGGACTTCCCGAGTATGAGGTTGGAGAGGAGATTCTAAAAATTCTTGAAGAGAGAGGAAAATCAAATCCGTCACCAGATAGCCTCATAGGGATGACCAGGAGGGAAACGCAAAATTTCAGCATTATTCGGGCAATCCGCGCCGCCGTAGATAAGGACTGGACAATGGCGCCCTTTGAATTGGATTGCTCCCGGACAGTTGCACAGAAACTTGGTAGGGTTAACGAACCCTTTAAGTTTTTTGTACCGTTTGAAGTCCTTGAAAGACCTGTTGATGTTAGGGCAAAACGGGATATTTCAGTTGCAATAGGCGGTGGTGGATATCTGGTTGGGGTGGATAATATCGGTTTCATCGAATTGCTTAGAAATAGATCCGTTGCCTTCCAGATGGGAGTCCGCAGACTTTCTGGTTTGGTAGGAAATGTGACCATTCCGAAACAGACTGGAGCGGCTACCGCTTATTGGTTAGCTTCTGAAGCAACGGCAATCACCGAGAGTCAACAGACGATCACTCAGGTCGCATTAACCCCGAAGAGTTGTGGGGCATATACAGAAATTAGCAGACAACTCCTTCTTCAGAGTTCTCCAGGTGCGGAAGGAATCATTACCGCTGATCTTGCGACCGTTGTGGCATTAGGTGCCGACTTGGCGGTTCTCAATGGATCTGGCGGGGCTCAACCGCAAGGACTTCTCGGAACGGCGGGGATTGGGACATTCACCGGAACCAACATAACCTATGCGTTGCTTCTTGAATCTCAATCGGACGTCGCAGCAGCCAATGTGGTTCCCGTGTCTGGTGGTTATGTAGCAACTCCTGCGGTAGCTGCAATTCTCATGGCGAAATCGAGATTCGCCAATACGGATACCCCGGTATGGAATGGGAATATCTGGGATGGGCAGGTGATCGGATTTAGGGCTATGAGTTCAAACCAGATGCCAGGTGCAGGTTGTGTGTTTGGAGACTGGAGTGAGATTGTAGTAGGAGAATGGGGAGTTTTGGAGGTTGAGGTCAATCCCTATGCCAACTTCCAGGCTGGCATTATCGGTGTCCGTGCAATTTATTCTCTCGATTGTGCGGTCAGACGGATCGTTGCATTTTCCTGGGCGGCAACGGTAACAGCATAATGACCTTGGATACAAGAATGCGGGAGGACTTGTCTCCCGCAATTCTCCAAACAAATGGGAAGGAGAAATTATGGATATCGTCAGGATCAGAGTTTTAAGGCCATTTTACTACAACAGAATTGTCGCAGAAAGAGGGAAGGAATTAGATGTCCCGAAGAGTTTCGCAATCGATATGGTGGCAAATAACAAAGCGGAATATGCCCCCAAATCGGCTGAAACAGTAAAGGCTACGGAACCAGAGAAGGTGGATTTAAAAGTTAATTCAAAAATAAAAAAGGAGGAAAAGTAAAATGATTAATCCAAGCGCTAAAGCAGCAACTCCATTAGCATTCCTTGATCCCGTCAGCGCCTCAAATACTGCATTGGGGACGGGGCCCTGGAAAGATTGTCGAACGGCCATCGGGGATATCATGGTGACGCAGATGTGCGGAGCAGTCAACGGAACTGTGACGGGAACTTTTCTCACTTCCGCCGCAGCCAACGGAGCTGGAAACGTGGCTCTTGTGCCGGCAGGTGGCGCCTTTGTCGCTGCCAACGCAGCGAATAATGTCCAGAAGACATGGATCGATTCAAGCCAATCTCTTGGATATATCCAGTATGTTGGAACAATAGCAACCGGGCCAAGCCTTGTAGCTGTATCAGCCCATTTCCACAACAAATATACTGGTTGATCGGAGTTCCTGATGTTTTGGGAAGATGACGTGGCGGGGTTCTTCAGCGATTTTGGAGAACCCGCCATTCTTAAAGACGGAACAGAGATCAAGGCGATATTCGATAACGAATACGCATTGGCAGAACCGATGGGAGTAGGTATTGAAAGTTCCCATCCCATGGTGGCTGTTAAGTCGTCCGATGTCGAAGAAACGATTCACGGCGATACCCTGGAAATAAGAGAAGTGACCTATTCGATCATTGGGATTCACCCAGACGGAACAGGGATAACGAACCTGATTCTATCGGTATAGGATATGGCAGATTCAATCAGACAGCAAATCATATCAGCTCTGGATACGAGGCTGAAAGCGATTTTAACGACAGGCGGATATGAAACCAATATCGGAAGCAACGTCTTTGACTGGCGGTCGGAATCTCTTGAAGAAGGCGATCTTCCCGCCCTGATTTATCGGGACATTTCGGCTGAGACGACGATTGATACGATGGCGAGTTTCGCCCATAAGATGACGCTTAATATTCTGGTTGCAGTTCAGAATTCAACACCCATGCCAGAGATCAGGAAAATCATATCCGACATAGACAAGGCGATAGGGGTTGACCATACCTACGGGAACCTCGCCTTGATGACAGAGAGAATCAGTGACGAATCGGGTGTAGAGATAGACGAAAAGAAGTTTTCCGGTTGCCAGATCGTTTATGTCATTACCTTCCGAACATCGGGATGGAATGATTACGTCAAGGTTTAAAAAGGAGGAGATCAGATGACTACCCATAGAGTATCCGCCACCCAACTCGCAGGGAAGGTTGAGAGTTCAGAAGGAAGCAAAATGGCGTGCAATAATACAGACATGATTCTCATAAAGAACTGTACCTTTGCGCCTTCCATTGACCAATACCCCAGAGAGTTAATGAGAGGGACTTTTTCAAGAGACCCCTCTTTGTCTGGGAAAAGATCGGCGAATGTCAGTTTTGATTGTGAAATGCACGGTTCAGGAAACAAAGGAGTGGCGCCTCCGTGGGGAAGGTATATGTTGGGTTGTGGATTCAATGAAACGGTCTCAGCCAACAACTCGGTAACATATACTCCATTGACCTCGAACATGACCAATTCCATGACGCTTGAAATCTATCAGGATGGCATGATCAAAAGAACTTGGGGGGCCAGAGGGACATTCAACCTGATTGCAGAAGCAGGCAAGCCCGGACTCCTTCATTTCGCCTTCGAAGGCTGTGATTTTGAAGTCGTTGACGGAGCATTGTTAGCGCCAACCTATACGACCATTGTCCCGCCTGTTTTACTGAGCGCTGCGGTTCTTCTTGATTCCTATGCGGTCGTTCTTGGGAAGGTTGATTTCGCCCTTGATAATGTTCTCGTAAAAAGAGAGAGCATGAATTCATCGTCAGGATATTTGAGCACCCTCATCACTGGTAGAAATCCAAAGGGATCGATGGATCCCGAACAGACCACGGTTGCTTCTTATGACTTTTACGGGAAATGGAAGACGATTGGAACTCTCGGCGCATTAACCTTTGCGGCAACCGGAGCGAACGGAAATATCGTAACCATCACTTGTCCGAAGATCAGATATGCGTCGATTGCAGATCAGGATCGAACGGGGCTTCGGACTCTTGGGCTTGATTTCCAGGCCTGTGTGAACTCGGCTGACGATGAGATTTCTATCGTTCTCACATAGAACATTTAACCTCTTAAAATCTTCGCAATCAATCAAAAAAACCAGAGAATATTTTTATCTCACGTGGTTAACTCCTTAACAGGTTCATGGTCGGTCGCATGAACAGGAAGGGTTTTTTATGTGGGAGAAACAGATCAAGAAAACGATATTTACTCTCAACGTCAATGGATATGCGAAGGAAATCACTGATCTTACTTTTCCTTTAATCAATCATTATGCCAAAAAGATAGGCGCAGACTTCTATGTTATCAAAGACAGGAAATTCCCAGATTGGCCGATCACTTACGAAAAACTTCAAATCTATCAGTTGGCTCAGGAGATGAAAAACGATTGGAACCTTTACATCGACGCAGACACAATCATCCATCCCGATTTCATGGATATTACGAATCATATTCCCAAAGATACGGTCGCCCACAACGGGTGTGACACGGCGGATAATCGTTGGAGGTATGACAGATTCTTCCATCGGGATGGAAGGCATATTGGATCATGCAACTGGTTTGCCGTGGCCTCAGATTGGTGCATAGAACTTTGGAAGCCTCTTGAGGATTTAACGGTAGAGGAGGCGGTGGCAAATATATTCCCAACGGTCAATGAACAGAACACTGTTATCACTTCTGAACACCTGATCGACGATTATACCCTATCGAGGAATATAGCCAAGCATGGGTTGAAATTCACTACCTTCAGGCAGATTCTCAAAGACCTCGGCTATGACAACCCTGGTTTTCTCTGGCATCAATACACCATCCCAATAGATGAAAAGGTGGCGAGGATGAACGAGATTTTGAAGGCATGGGGGA